GATGACTTTTCCAAAGCATCTGCGTAAGTGTTGGGGCAAGAAAAGAAACTGGAAATGCGAAGTATGTGGTGCTAAGTGGTCAGATGGTTGGCTCTTAGAATTTCATCACATATTACCGACAAGTGCTGGCGGTGCAGACACAGAAGACAATGCACAACTTTTGTGTTTGTACTGCCACGCAAAAGCGCATGTAATTCTAGAAACGCAAAATGTTGGACACAGATCAGCCGGAATAGTTCTTGCCAGATTAGCGAGAACAAAAGGAAGATGGAAATGAGCAACTCAGCCTTGTTGGTATATAATATTGGCAAGGCTGCCTACTAATATGCAAATAGAACTTAAAATTAAAAACTTTGATAAACAAAAAGAAATATTCCAGGATCCTCACAGATACAAAATATTAGCAAAAGGAAGAAGATTTGGACTAACAAAAGGAATGGCTAATGAGTTTGTACGTAGAGCATTAAGGAGTGATTTTAAAAAAGGATTATGGGTAGATACAATTAATGCCAACATAGATAGGTATGTAGAAAGATTTATTATTCCGGAACTTAGAAAATTACCTAAACAAATATTTTGGCAGTGGAAAAAACAAGCTAGAACTTTAATTATTATGGACTCATACATTGACTTTAGAAGTAGTGATAATCCACAAAACATTGAAGGTTTTGGATATGACCTAGCATTTTTAAACGAGGCAGGAATAATTTTAAGAGATGAATATTTATGGCATAACGCAATACAGCCAATGCTTATGGAATACAAAGCAGAAACTATTATTGGAGGTAATCCTAAAGGCAGAGGACTATTTTATGACTTATATCTAAAAGGATTAAATCCTGATAACAAAGAATACAAATCATTTCATGTTACTACTTACGATAATCCATACTTATCTAAACAGGAAATAGATAGAATGGTAGCAGACATGCCAGAAAGAGTAGCAAGACAAGAGATATTTGGTCAGTTCTTAGAAGACGAAGGTGCAGTATTTAGAAATGTTAAAGAAGTAATGATTGCACAACCTGAAAAACCTATGCCAAACAAAAGATATATTATGGGCGTAGACCTTGCTAAAGTTCAAGACTACACAGTAATTGTTGTATACGATGCAGAATCACATCATCAGGTTTATCAAGCAAGATTTAAAGATTTAGATTGGGTAGCACAAAAGAAAAGAATATTTGCTATAAACAAATATTACAGGTCTTGTCCTGTTGTATTAGATGCCACCGGAGTAGGAGATCCAATTGCTGATGACTTTTTACAAGAAGGTATTGCAGTCATACCGGTCAAACTAACTAATGAATCAAAAAGAGAAATAATTGAAAAACTAATACTTTGGATAGAGCAGGAAAGACTTGCAATGCTTAATCTAGAAGAAACACTTATTGAATTTACTTCTTTTACATACGACATCAGTAGTAGTGGTAAAATAAGATATAACGCTCCACCAGGATTGCATGATGATATAGTTATCGCACATGCACTAGCTGTTAAAGAGTTGTTTGGAACTAAAAAATTTACGACCAAAGAACCAACTCGTATTCAAATGGCAATACGATCTAAATTAATAGGTCAGAAAGATGAAGAATATGACATCATCGCAGTCTAAAAAAGAAGAAATAGAACAGTTATTTAATTTTAACGAAATAAAAAAAGAGTCCGTAAAAGAAGAAATTAAAGTACAACCTGAACCTAAAAAAGAAATCAAAAAACCTGAAACAAAAAAGGTAGAGTATCCTAATCATTATGAACTAACAGACGCACTGTTTTGGATTGAAGATATATTAGGTAGAGGACTAATTAACTTTTGTTTAGTAGGAGATATTGCAGACCAAATAAGAAAGTACAATGACCCTACTCTACTTGCTGACAAAATAGAAATAGAAATATTAAGACAAAGATATACAAGGTCAGGCAGAAATATGATTTCATCTTGGATACCTCAAGCTAAAGATGACACACTAAATGAAATAAAAATAGATTACAAAAATGTTCCAATTCATATTAAAATTATAGATAAGGATCCAGGTTATCTTAAAAATACTAATACAGTATTTTATTACATAACAGAGTTTAAAGTACCAAATCCTTACGAGGTTTATCAAAATGTTAGAAATAATAGCAATTAGTACACTAGCAATATTATTAATAGGAATGTTTATATATCATTTTTACATGGTTAAAGAACTAAACAAACAAATAAAAGAATTAGTTAAATTACAAAAAGCCAAAGATTTAACTGAATATAGTGCTAACGAGCAAATTAAAGAAGAATCTGAACCAGTACAACCTCCTGAGTTTATACCTGCAGAAAATATAGATGAAGACATATTTCAAAAAATGATAGAAAGGCAATTAGATGGCACTAGATAAAAGATTATCACCTAAAGATGGATTAGGAATGCAAATAGATGAAATGCTATCAACTTTAAAAACAAGAAGAAGAAAGTTTGAACAAAGATGGTACGATAATAATTTCTTTGATGATGGATATCATTTTAGATACGTATCAAGAACAACCGGTAAAGTATTAGATGTATATAATTCTAATGTTAATGATCCTGTTAGAGCAATTCCAAAAGCATCAAGACAAATAAGAGGTATAGCAAATCTTATTATGGGTACAGACCCAGTTCCTGTTGTATATCCTGATGTAGCAAAAGGAATGCCTCCTGAGCTTATAGAAAAAAGAAAGAATTGGGCTAAAGCATCAGGTCTTTGGATAGAAAAAGAGTGGAAAGACAAAGACATGAAAGGAAAACTTACACAAATGCTAATACTTGCTATGAAGCATGGAGTTAGCTTTTTACAAGTTTACCCTGATTTTGTTGAAGAAAAGATAAACATGAAAGTTTATGACGCATTTGATATATACGTAGATGGCTCACAAACAGACATTGAAGATAGTCCATACGTAATAAAAGCAATACCAATGCTGGTTTCTAAAATAAAAGCAAATGAAATGTTTAATGGAGAGCAAAAAACAAAGATATCTCCTGACTGGAAGTACGCAAACTCAGAGATAAAAGATGCATACATGCAAACAAGATACGGTAAGGGTAGCAATGACGATAACAATGCAACAGTAATTTTAAAAGAAGCATTTCAAAAGGTTTATTTAAATAAAAATAATTTTCCATTTATAGCAAGTAAATATCCTGAAGCAGTTAGAGATAAAGATATTGGTGATGTTGTAATGAGACATACATTCGTTGCAGGTAATGTATGGTTATTTGATGAATACTTACCTAATGAAGAATACCCATTTATAGCGCTCACAATGGAACCTGGACCACTTTATCAAACACCACAGATAGAAAGATTCATTCCAGCAAACAAGAGCTTAGATTTGATTATGAACAGAATTGAAAAATACACTAACACAATGACAACAGGTATCTGGCTTAAAAGAAAAGGTGAGGACTTTAGACCAACTAACGTACCTGGAGGACAAGTTATTGAATATACAGCAACACCTCCTCAACAAGCACAAATGGCATCACTACCAGGACATGTTTTTAATTTTGTTAAATTACTAGAGCAATTTATAGAAGAGCAAGGAGCAAGTACATCAGCACTAGCACAACTTCCTCCTGGAGTTAAATCAGGAGTTGCTATTGAATCATTAAAAGCAACAGAATTTGCAAACCTTAAAATAAACACAGACCAATTTAAACAAGTTGTAGAGATAATAGCTCAAAGAATGCTAGACATTGCATCAGATCACTTTATCACGCCACAAACAATAAGAAGATTAGAGAATGGCGAACCTAGATATTTTGAAATAGTTGGACAAATTGGTATGGAAGCAAGACAAAGAATTGGTGAAAACTTACCTGAAGACATAGCAATAATATCTAGAGATGCAAAAGTAGATGTAGAAGTATCAACAGATGCAGCATTTACAATGGAAGGTAAAAGAGAAATAGCACAACAAGTAACAGCATTCTTCCTAGAACTTGCAAAGATTGGATACGTAACACCTGATCAGATAGATGTTGTAATCAAATCATTAGTAGATACATTTAAGTTTGGTAATACTCAAGAATTCTTAGAGGCATTAGATAGACCAATGCCTGAACAACCACAACAACAAGCAACTAACACAGATGATATAAAAGTTGCTATATTAGAAGTATTAAGAGATGTAGGATTAGTACCAGGAGGTCAACAAGTTCAAGGTGGGTTACCACCTCAAGGAGGTATTTAAATGCCAATGAAAAAAGGATACTCAGATAAAACAATATCAAAAAATATATCTATGCTTAGAAAAGAGGATAAACCTCAAAAACAAGCCATAGCTATTGCTTTAGAGATGAGAAGAAAAGCAAAGAAAGGTAAATAATGTCTAAAAATTTAATGTATAAAGAATATGCTTTTATATTTGATCCAGCTGAATCATTTCAGTATATGTATGAGTTTGAAGCTAAACTTGATGATTTTTTTCAAATGACTGGTTACGAAGTAGAAAAGATAACTAACAGTGATTTTGGTAAGTGCATTGTTTATATAAGAAAAAAAGACATAATGGAAGAAATGGAAGAGGCAGAGAGCGATATGGATTACAGACCTGAAACAGGTAAGATTAAGTTAAAAGTTAAGATACCTCAAAATGGCTGACCAATATGCAATTCAAGATCAGAATAGATTTCCAGCAATAACAGGACATTCCGGAACTGCTAACGACGCAACAGTTAGAAGAGTTGTTGTAACAGAAGAAGGTGCGGTTAAAGTAGATCTTGGAACTGCTATCAGCGTATCAGTAGGTACAATAGCAGAAGTTTCACAATCCTTTGATATAGATGTTTGGAATGTTAATGACATAGAAGAAGCATCTACAACAGTTACCTACATTGGACAAGAAGACAAAACAGGTAATTGGTATTTAAAAAAAATAGACACAAGCAGTGCTGTATCATTTGGACATGCAACAGTTACAAATAATCCAACAATATCAAGTTATGGTAGTGCTTGGGCAGGTAGAGGAACTATTACTTACCAAGACTATGCAAACGCATTCTAATGAGCCTACGAATAGATAAAGTAGTAAAAGGTAATATAATATTCCACGACCATCCTGGCGAAGATGTTGCAGGTGGTGTTGTTGGAGGGGTTACTCCAATAGATAGTGTTGTATTAGATACCTCATACACAGTAACAGATAGCGAATCAGCAGGTACTATTTTCTGGAACTCAGTAGACGGAACTCTTGATGTAAAACTTAATTCTGATGTAATACTACAATTAGGACAAGAGATACATTTTTATGGCAAAGCAAGTGGCGATATTTCAAATGGTGCTTTAGTGCAATTTGCAGGAGTGCAAGGCGACCACATACTTATGAAAGAGTGCGTTGTATCAGAGATACAAGCAAACCCTACATATCTTATTGGAGTAGCAACACAAGATATAAGTAATGGTAGTTTTGGATATGTTACTTGGTTTGGTTATGTTAATGATGTTTATACAGATACACCAGATAATGGTGATAGTGTTGATTGGAGTGTAGGCGACATACTATACTTTTCAAA